AGTTGCATCGAAAGCAAACATACCTTCTACTTCAATACTCCATTCTCTTAAACCCTCTAGTGATTCACTCCATCCAGCACTATCTTTACTTGTTATATCTCTTGGTGAGTGTGTTAGTGAAATACTACCACTTGTTGCTTTTGCTACTTTAGTACCACCGATATATACACCGATATTAGTACCATTTACTACTCCTGTTGTTGCCATTATTTATTATCTTTTGTGTCAGGTGCTTCACCTGATTTGTTGTTTTGTAAAATTACGTCTTTATTTTCTTTTTTTGTCTTTTTATTGTCGATATTTTTTAGTGCCTCTTCAATATCAAAATCTTGTTTTAAGATTTCTTTAGCCACTTTCTTTTTTATAAGTTCAGAAGCTAAACCATTAGTAACTTCTAAACGAGTTCCTATTGCTTTTTCTTTTGCTCCAAAAGTATATTCTTTTAAAAGTTCTATAATCATTTTTTCTTCTTTTTAAATTGTTTCTTCACCTCTTTTTTAGGGGCTGCTTTTACTACTTTCTTTGGTGCGTTAACATCTTCAACTATTCCTTTTTCTATTAAGATTTTAGCCGTATGTTTTGTTAAACCAAGTTCTTCACCTTTTGGATAATTTTTATATTTTCCTATTACTCTTACTATCATAATTATTATTTTAATATCCTAAATGAATAAGATTGTGTTGCATAAAAAACTCTATCAGTATCTAAATAACCATCAGAACCATCTGTAAATGATATTGATTGTATTACTACCGTTTCAACTGTTCCATTAACCCTATCTAAAGCCGTTCTAACTTTGTTACCTAAGTCCTCAATCTCTGATAAGTCTTCACTATAAATTTCTATATCTACCGTTGTTGTGTCTAAACAACTTACACCGTCTTTTGTTTGTATCGGATCAATATTAATACCTGAATAAACTATATAAGGATATACAATGTCATCACTAGCCATATAAGCAAATATCTTATTTCCTACAATAGCTGCTACTGGTGCATTATTGCTCAATAAATTATATACTACATCTCCAATACCTTTAGCCATTATAAACCGTTTATTATTTTTTGATTAAGTGCTGCTATCTTTTTAACTAAAGCTACCTCTATTTCTTTCCTTGCTTTTGGCTCTGCTTTCTTTGTTGCTTTCTGCATAAAATTGTCAGGTCTTAAAAACTTTGTACCCCTAACAGTAAATAAAGAAGTCCAACCACCCTCGCCTGTATTTTGTCCTATATCTCTGCTAAATTTAAAGAACACTAAAGCCATAAATATATTTCTTCTCTTGTTCTTTCTACTTGCTTTATTCTTTAAAGACTTTCTTAAAGCTCCCTTATCTTTTGGGGCTTCCTTTTGTGCTTCTTTTCTTACTGCTGCTGCACCCTTATTTAATGAGCTAAAAACTAATGTAGTGGTCTTACTTTGGTGAGTAATAGCCATTTTAGCTAAAACTCTATCTAGCCTAGCACCACCCTCTAATTTCATACTTAAACCATCTCTAGCCATTACGTTTGTGATAATTTAGTAGTCATTATTAATAAACCATCTTGCCTACCTATTTCTTTTGTATCTTCTATTTTATACCATTCACTATCCCATAAAATACGCATTTCATTAGTTATGGTTGAATTATATCTTACTCTAAATGTTACCATTCGTCTAGTAGAACGGTTTTTATCGTCTGTTTTTTCTGCTCCATCCTTTTCTACTGGATTACTCCAAACAGTTAAAAATGTTGCCCATGTTAAAGTTCTTTGCCCATTTGTAGCAATAGTTTCAGTTTTTTTCTGTATAACAATTCGTCTATCTAATCTACCACTATTCATAAATCTAAAATTGCATCTATTTGTTTAGTCGTTAATCCACTTACACCTTTTTCAAATTCTACAGGCTTACCACTTTTTAAATCTTTATAACTCCAAATATTGGTAGCACTCTTTATATCATAGATTGTATTAAAAGCATTATCTACTTCAATCATTTCACAGTTAAATTTAGAAGCACTATTCATATCTAAACCAGCCTGTATCTTATCGTATATATCACCATTCTTTAAAGTCTTAACTAACACATCTTTTTTAATACATCTACCAGCACCCATCATTCCTTTATAATCGTATTCTTTAATTTCTTTTGCTTCTGAATCTACTATACTTAATTTTGTTGATCCAAAAAAAGATGCTTCTTTATCAAATAAGTGTTCATAAGTTTTAAATAATTCTTTTGTTATTATATCATCACTACCTAAATTCATTAAGTAATCAAATTTAAACGTAACGGCTTCTTTTATTCCTATATTCATCTTTGTACCTAAACATTCATTAGGGGCTTCAATGTGTTTAAAACCGTATTTAAAAGCCTCTATCTTTGCCCATTGTTCAGACACCACACAAAGCACTTGTATATCAAATTCTTTCTGTAATTCTTTAAGGTTATCAAAACAAATCTTTGTTATTTGCTCTCTACCCCAAATCGGTAATAATATTAATATTTTTTTATCCAAAATGTTTTATTCTAAATGGTGCTAATAAATCCCTTACTGCTTTTGGTAATGGTATTTGTGTTGCCATACTTGCTATTGGTACATTTACACTATCTCTATTTTCGTATAAATGTGAAACCATTAACTTTATAGCGTGTTTAATTTCCATTGGTACAGCACTTGCAGCTCCATAGCCACATACTGTTATAATTTCTATTGGATTAACTGTATCGCCTATTGTAGGAAAAGCATTAGTTAAGCCCTCGTATATCTTACCTACATCACTATTAAAATCTTTTTGAAAGTTAGCTGGTAAATCTGTTATAGTCTGTTGTGATTCGTCTGCATCGTAATACTTTAAACTAGTTAAACTAATTATAGGATTAACTTGCATCTTAATAGGATTGCTAAAATAATCTTCATTTTGCCTCCATGTTTGAGTTATAAAAACTCTATTGCAATAGCTTTCACATATACCCCTAGCACTAGATATTAATGTATCTATATAAGTATCTTCATCTGAAAAATCTACTCTTAAATGTGCTTTAGCTTCAGCCGTTGTTATTGGTTCTGTTGCTGGTTCTACTGTGATTTGGTAACTTGCCATAATGTATCTTTAAAATAAGAAAGGGAGTGAGCAGAACCCACTCCCTAATCTATCAACTAAACTAAAACTTAGAATTAAGTTCCTAAAGTTCTTAAATATTTAACTGCACTTGTATCAACTAAAGCTGAATCAGTTCTCATAAACCCTACATAAGTAATAGCGTTTTTAAGCATATTAAGTTGTTCACTTCTTAATACTTCGATTCCTGTTACATCTCTAATTACAAATTTAGAAAAATCACCGTAAGCAACTGAATGAGATTGTGCAGTAACATCTGCCATATCATTGTTTACTACATACTCTTGACCGTCTATTGTCGCTGGAGCGCCTCCGATAATTCCTTCTTGCCATAATGATTGATTTGCACTTGCTATCGCAGTCTTTTTAAGACCTTTAAGTACTGTATCATTTAACATCCATTTACCGTTGTTTCTGTAAGCTCTATCAACTGAATGTTTCAAGTCTAATAAATCATCAAAATCAACTACTAAAGTTACATCAGTAACAGCACCCTCAGAAGCAGCAGTAATAACACCATGTGGTGTAGTTGTACCAACACCAACTGTATAAGCTGTGTTAGTTAAACGTCCAATTCTATCAGCGATAAGCCCATTAATATATTCTTCAATATTGAAAGCAGAATCTTGAATTAAATCTCTAGTGATTAACATATAATCAGAAGATGCTTTCCAAGCATTCAATGCAACATTACCAAAAACTGTATCTTGTGCAGCAGCAGCAGAAGCCTCAGCTAACCACTCACCAACATTTGCAGAATCGTTGTTAGTAGGGTAATTTAAAACACCACCAGTAGCAGTACTTAAAATTGTAGCTACTGAACGAACACCACCAAATTCAGCCATAGTCTTAATAATTGAAGAACTCATTGTTTCATCAACTGTAAAACCACCCTCTGAATCTGTTCCTGAAGTTTGTGCTCTTTGCATTACTTCAATCTCTTTTTGACTCATTCCTTTAAAACCATTCTTTAAATAAGATTGGTAAGCCTTTCTAGACTCTTCTTTAAAGTTAATTACTTCGTCAACTGACTCATTTTTACGTTCAGCTATTTGCTCAACTTTTTCTACTTCCTGAGATTTATGACCTTTTAAAGTCTTTTTTCTCTCTATTGCTTTTTCAAGGTTAGTATGTTCTGTGTTTAAAGCATCAAACTTAGCGTTTTCTGTTTCATCCATGTTACCACCTCTCAAATCAGCAGCTTTAACTAAACCAGTCATAGCTTCGTGAAGCTCTCCTAATTTGTCAAAGTCTTTCTTCAAATCGAAATCCATTTTTTTAAAATTTGTGTGGGGCAACTTTACCCCATTAATAAATAATTGTGTACCCTATTACTTAATAGAGTTATTTTAAAGCGTTGTATCGCTGTTTTAACAAAGTTAACTTTTTCTTTTGTAAAGACAAAGTATCTACCTCGCTAATTTCTTCTATATTTTTTGTGTCTAAAACTATTTCTTTACCATCTAAGGTTCTAAAACTATCTTCTACCTCTATTTCTTTTACTACATCCTTAGAACGACCTATACCTATTGTTGTATCTGCTGGTGTTCCTACTACTGAAATTTCAAAAGGCATCCAATTAAAACTTCTATATGTTGGTTCTTCATAGTCAGCTTCTCTTGTTAAATCCATTAATTGATAACCAAAAGAAATATTTTCTCTTATTCCATCTACTATATCTTGGAATACTTCAGCACCTCTACCTACTTTAGAGAATAATAATTTTGCCATACCTCTACCATTCTCAATCTTAGCACCTATAACTTTACCTATTTGGCTACCCTGATGATCCTCTAAAACTGCTGCACCTGTATTTAATCTAGTTAAATCTACACTAGATGGATTATGGTCTAAAATTTCAGTACCAAAATACCTTTCTACTGGTTCTTCTGAACTAAAAGATACTTCAACCGTTCTAGCTTCTTCATCTATATTGCCACTTTTTATATCTAAGTTCCTATGCTGAACTCCTAACTCAATTTTCTTCATACTATGTTATTTGTGGTTCTTCAACCGTTTGTTCTACTGTTTCTTCTGTTTGATTTGTTCCATCCTCTTTTATTGGTGCTGCATTAGTTTGCATAAATCTACTATCACCACCATTATAAGGATTCATGTCTTCTAAATTTCTTATCTCATTTGGTGATATTGCACCAACTTGCATTAAGTTTTTATAACTTTCTGTTCTAGTTTTTATATCACCTCTTAATAAACCATCTACATTCATTCTAGTATAGGTTGTTCTCTTTTCAGATAGTCTAAACAACTTTCTGTCCATCTCTTGCTCAAACATTATTATATAAGGCATTAAAGTATCTTTAACGAATGATAAACTTTGTTCTTCTATATTAGAAAAGGTTGCCCCACTCATATCACCTATTTTATGTTGTGGTATTGTAAACCATCTAGCAATATCTGAAATACTAAATTCTCTAGTCTGTAAAAATTGTGCTGAATCAGGTGGTATTGAAGTAGATGTGTATTTT